GTAAGGATATTCTTGTGGTAAATACTCAGACATTACTTTTGCAAGAAGTTTAAACTCTTGTTTCATTGCATAATGTAATCTCTTATGTATGGCACTCATAACTCTTGTGCCTTGCTCTAACATTGCAACAGTTGTACCAACGGCTGCTTGTTGATTACCGTCTCCTACTTTTAAATCAGTAATGGTTGCAAATCTTTGTCCTGCCTGAACCACAAAACCAAGTAACTGGAACAGCGTTGAATCTGGTCCCTTAAATGGTAATGGCATCAAGCTATCACGAATCGCTCCACCGGGTGCGTCTACATCTCTAAACTCACCGGGTTGTAGTGGGTCACTATCATCTCTAATACGAAGTCCCCGAGCTTTGAATCCTGCGGGTAGATTTGATAACGTACCTGCATCTATGAGTTGTCTCAAAGCTGCTGTGGCAGTTCGGGAGAGTCCACCAATGGTATGAATTAAACCTAATCCATAAAATCCAAAGCCGGGAAGAAACTTATAATGCACAAAATACTGTATCTTTCTCTTTTGTGGATCATCCTCCTTGTAGTTTCTTCTTATTGATAGAATTTGACCATTGTCCTCACTTACTGTGACAACATATGGCACTTTAATTCCTGTTGGTTCCCCATTCTCATCTTTATCTTCATAACCTTTGAGGTCTAAATCAACATGACATTCAAGCAATGTACAGTCATAGTCAATATTACTAGGCTGAACGCCATCAATATAATCAATTTCATTGGACACACTATCCGTTGGGTTCTGTGCAGGATGCACGGGAATATCTCTGTAAAAACCACTAATTTGTTTCTTACGAAGCTCATTTAAATCCATTCTGACAACTTGCGTAATATTTGGGCAAGTATCTAAATCATTAGCTTCATAAGGCACAACTAAATGCTCGGCTGGAACAAACTTACTAACCGCCCTTTCCATTCCGTCATCGTAGTAAACTTTCTTGAAAGTTGATCCTGCCAATGGGAGATAAAATAACATTTGGTCAAATTCTGGAGTATATTCTTCCATGACATTTGTCATATAGAAATTCATAAACTCTCGAACTCTTTTAGCTTGTTCTTCTTTCTCTTTAGTTGGAGTCCCCATAATGGTTGTCCTAACTGGACCCATTGGAGGTAATAATTCATTAAATGCTTGAGCTTGAAACTGTGTGGCAGCTTCAGCTAACAACGGATGCGTTACCCCTGTTGCTCCTCTAAAAGGTTGAGTACGCTCTTCGTAATTAAATCCAAGAAGTTCTAATCCATTAGCATACGCATCTTCCCAATCTTTACGAGAAGACTTGTTTGCGTCATATTCACTGACTAAATCAGAAGATAATCGACCTAATTCACTGTCATCGATTTCTGTTGCAAGGTTTCTGTAAATCTCTCCCGTCATTGGATTGTCTTCAGCAGTGGGGTCTAGATCAATCGTTACACCACCGTCTTCTGTCATTTCAATTTCAATACCGTCTGGAATGTCGGTCTTGAATGTTGCAGCAGGCATCTCAATTTCTAAATCTGTTTGAGCGTCCTCTACTTTTGGATCGTCAGTAATTCTTTCTACCAAAGATACTGGTGGTGGGCTTTCTGCCATACCTATCTTCTCCCTTTTGTATATCCCTTAATTGCACAACCGTCAATAGAGTTTTTCTTTTTTCTTTTTACAGAAACGTCTCCACCTGTTGAAAATTTTTCCATAGGAAATGATTGCATTTTTTTTACAACTTGTATTCCCTCTATATCCCCAAAAGATGGTTTTTTCGAAGAACCACCAAATATTTTAACTACGCTGTTTGGCGAATCTACTTTCTTTGCAAATTTAAACTTTCCTGAACCTCTTGAACCACTTGAATTTTTGGTTTTAGGGTCTACTTTTTTTATCACTCCTTGATCTAAAAGTTTTGATATTTCACCCCCCATAAACTTTTCAACAGGTATTTTTTGTAACTCATCGTATTTCTTAGCGTTTTCTCTGGTTCCAACGCCAGTATAATCAATAAAAATTTCTCCTGTGTCAGGATCAACAATCTTTACTGGTTTAATATATCCACCCTCTAAATAAGGATCATTTACAGGTTCTGCTGGTGGAGTCTCAATCTTTTTACTTTTTTTGCTCATAATTTGTCCTTATATTCTATACCTATATTATTCTATATAAACATGTTTCTTGCAACAGAAGACAATGTTACCACACCTCGTGGCTGTTTGAACATGTTTCTCGCAATATGGTTCAATGCTCCTACTCCACTGACCTCGCCGCCTGAAGCAAAAGCCGTAATATCATTGGTGGGGTAATTTTCTTGAGCTTTTATAAACTTTTCTAAAAAATCAAAATTATCTTCATAGTATTTAATTAAATCTTTATTTAAGTCTTGTTTATTTGTAAAAAAATTCTGCTTTATTAAAGTTAAGTTTTTTTTAAGTTGGTCTGTTGTTTGAGCGTTTTTTACAGCATTATCAAAATATTTATTTGCCATACTTAATTTATCTTGCGTATTTACAACATAACTCGCTTTTAAATCACCTTTATCATATTTATTTTCTAAATTTTTAAGAATACTATCTCTTTCTTCAGAAAAAATATTTATAGCATCTTCTTTAATTTCTTCTTCAAGTGGATTGGATCGATCTACTTTTTTAGACTGACTTACCTTCCCTTTCATTAAATCTAGTTCGGTTATTAAATCTTCGTTTTCCGATAGCTTTTCAGTACGAGTAACTTTTGGAATATCTTTTAATCCATAAAAACCTACCTCCTCAATATCACGATAAGAAAAGGGTTTATCATTTTTAGAATATTTTGTTATACCCTTACCCCCCTCTCTTGAAACATGAATACTCATAGGAACTTTTCGACTTTTAATTTTCCCTTCGTCCATAAGTTGTTTTAAGGCGGCTAAACGATGAGCTCCTTCTTGATTCACATAAGTATAGGTTGGGTTACCCATTTCATCTGGGACAAGTCGTACACTAATAAAAGGCATGTCCAAAGCACGTTTATCTTTGTATATTTCTTTTTTTAAATTTTCTATTTTTTGTTTAGCACGTTTTCCTTCTTTAAGCCTATTCGGGTGAAACTTTAAAGCATCGTCTATGTCCAAAACGACAACATGACTAAATCCGTCAAATCCTTGATAACTTAAACTTTTTGGAAAATTAACCGCTTTTGCATTTTCTGGATCAAAAACAGTGGCAGACCTAGACATTTTATCTGTTAATTGACCCCCGTACTGCTCAACCACATAAGTTGGTTTTATACCAAGAATTGGTTTTAAAATTTTTGGAACACCTTTTAAAATACCAAATACACCACCAACAGGGTTTACAAACTGAGCTAGTAAATCTCCCTCACCTTTTTTATCTGTAAACTCAACCCCTTTTTCTTTTTCTAAATATTTGGTTACTTCTTCAGACGTTGGTAAGGGATTAATTTTATCCCTCATCTCTTGTTCTTTTTGTGCATCAACTTTAACATCTTTTTGTAAAAAAGAACCTGTACTTGGTAATTTAGATAACCCCATCATACCTAAATCTAATACATCTCCTGCCGCTCCTGCTAAATATACTGGACTTCTTTCGACAAAAGCTTTACTTTGTTCTGTAATTTTGTTTGCTGTTTGTGGTGTAATCTGTTCGGCTTGAGCTGTTTCTATTAAAGTCGGATCACTTAACAATTTCTGGAAAAATCCACCAATGCCTTTTGCTTCACCACCCTCTTCATAACGAGAAATGACTTTTCGTTTACCATTAACTGTAGATTGTTGAGGAATTAAAGGTCGTACTATCATTTATCCGTAATATTGTATTGGTCGCAAATTCAAAGGTTCATCATCCCAATCATCAGTCGGTAATTGCACAAAATTGCCCTGACGATAACGCATCAGTGCCTGTGTTGTACTATCCACCAAGTCGTCATACTCTCCATTCGGAAATGCAGCACACTCCTCAATCAATTCGTCTGCCCATCGTTCCTCTGGAGCCCAAATCATCCCACTTTCAAATAGGGGTGAAATGCTGTGTACTCTTGATAATTTATCATTTCCACGGCTAGGTGTAAAGTTTACCACAGGTATGCCCATTTGTCTCAACTCATGTGTGAGTGGAGTCCCTGTTGCCTTTGCTTCAATAATCACGGTCTCTGGTTCCCAAAATTTGTACTGCTCATACGCTACTTGCTTTAGTTCTGGAAAGTCCCAACGATCTTTTTTCACATCCAACAAAATTAAACCCATCGGACCCGCTTCTTCTGGTTTAAAAACTCCCCATGTTGTAATCGCTGAAAAGTCAGCCGTCTCACTTTTACTAAACGCTGTATCGTAACTCTGAATAACGTATTCCAAAGCAGGGACATTCGGTTTTGTCCATCGTTTCCACCACTCCCTCTTCAAAATAGATGCCTGATCGCCCGTTGGTTGTTGCTGATACTGAGCGTTCCACTTACTCGGTGGAATAGATGCTTTTACCTTCGTTAAATCCTCTAAAGACCAAAATCCTTCCCAACACGGTTTACCAGACGGCATAATAGCGGGTAATTCTACCACTTCCCATTGGTCTGCATCGGGGTCTTTGAGCTGTGCTTTAATCAATTTGCCCGTCAAATCCTTCTCTGACCACCGTGTCATTACCAAAATAATGGCTCCACCGGGCTGTAAACGCTGTCTCGGACCACCCGTGTACCAATCATACGCATCTTCAAAACCATTAGACGACATTGCCGTCTGCTCCGAGTGCGGATCATCAATAATAATTAAATCACCACCACGACCAGCGAGGTTTGAGCCAACGCCCACGGCATAATACATTCCTCCACGGCTCGTGTCCCATCGACCTGCCGCTTTGGAGTCCGCAGAAAGCTTCGCTTCTGGGAAAATTTCTAAATATTCGTCTCTTTCCATCAAATTTTTGGTTTTTCTACCAAAATTAACAGCAAGTTCCGTGGTGTGTGTCGCTTGAATGATTTTCATGTTGGGTTTTCGCCCAATCATCCATGCAGGAAACAAAAAACTAGCAAATTCTGACTTGGTATGTCTTGGTGGCATGTTAATAATCAATCGTTTGAGCTCACCCGTTGCTATTTTTTCTAATTTTTCAGCAATAATACGGTGATGTTTGCCTACAATAAACTCAGTCCACATCGATTTAACAAACGGCAAAAAACTATCCTTGCATTTGTCAATCTTATTGAGTTGAGCAAGGCGTAATTCGAGCTTTAATTTTCTCTCATTAGCTTCTATTTCGTTCATAATCCTTGATCAAGCATACATTCATCATAAACTTGTAATCCAATCGCATTGGGATTTTCCAACATCCCTTTATACTTTTCTGGATTATCTAGTTTCATACTCATTAACTCCATCACACGCCTATCCACCTCATGCAACACCTTTTCCTCAAAATGAGATAACATTCGATTGGTCTTGACTGAAGGAACCAACCCATGATTCCTTATGTCCGCAAACCGTGTCGCCAAATGGTAAATTTCTTCACACATCTCCCATTCATTCAAATCGTCTAACTTCCACGCATGAGTGTAAGTAAAATAAATAACTGCCCAAAAAATAATCGGTATGAAAACAATAGACATATATGTCTTTTTCATCTCTTCCCTATAGTATGTAAAACATCTACCATACCATCTTTTTGCTCATCCAAGCTAATCTTAAAATAGGGTGGTGTCTGGAGTCCCGAATACGCTACATCGACCACGGAGTCCCCTCGGTATAAATACAACTCGCCTTTTGATCCAAGTTCCGTGACCTTTTTTACAAGAAGCCAGACATTCGCCTTTTTGTGTTTGGACAAAAACGATACTTGGTGTGGACGAATATCCACTTTATTACTGACACAAAATTTTAATTCCACCAGATGGAACCGTGACTCGTGGTCACAGATTAATACATCAGGTATTCCCGGTGTTAACCACGTCTCCAGTCGATTCGCTATCCATGTCGGATGCGTCACTTTCATCGTGTCCTTCATCATCGTCCACAGAGCGTTCTCCTTCCTCCGAATCGATGACTCCTTCTTCGGTGTCTTCAACCTCTTGCCCGTCTTGTTCATCGGTGAGGTGCTTTTGATCGTCTGAGTCAACCCCATCTTCTTCAACTCTTTCTGGAGTAATGTCGATTGCATAGCTATCCCTTATCTCTTTCAGTGCTTTAATTACTTCGTCCTTGGACATCGATTCAATACTGCCGTGGCGTATCTCACTCTTATTGACATAAATGTCCCCCGATGCTTGACCCCTGCGATACTCTGCCATGACCGCTGCCGAGTAAGCACCATTCTGCATTGCCGTGTCACGGATAACTTGTAAATCCCTTAAGTGCCGATCTTTACGCACAGCATACTTTGAATCCAATTCCCTCTTCTGACGCATATATTCTTGATACACATGAGGATAGACATTCGGGTTCAACATATTACTTGCTATCGCACTTGCCGTTTTGGGAGAGTATCCTGCATTGATTGCCGCTTCACGTTGCGTGATCGTGCCATCTTTGGTGATGAGTTCCTTAACAAAAAGCTCTTGTTTGCGAGTAAGTGTTAGCGGTCGCCTTTTGGCGGGTGGCTTGTCTTTAGCCCTTAATGTCTGTCTTTGAGAGCTGGGTAATACATAACGGCTCGAGAATCCCAATATAGTCTCCTAATTAAAATGTACACGGACAAGGGTATAGGAAAATTACTTTTTTGTCAAAGCGATATTATCAGTTTTATCTTATATATTTTGGTTCCGAATTTTATGTGATTATTTGCGAAAAACATGCACATGTACTCGTGCCCACAAGTTACATATTGCATGAAAAAAGAAAAAATAAAAATATAATAGAATCATGAGCTTATAACCTTAATTGCTTATGAGTCCCTATTTAAAAAGATACTAGCACCGTTGACCGTTAACCGTTTTTTAATTTAACCGATTAATTAAACGCTATTTTTTACCGATGGATCACGGCTCACGGCTCATTAGTTAGTACAATAAATTATTTTTTATTGGTGCATGATCCACGCTTAAAAAACTTTTTATAATGGTTAGAGGGTCGTGGGTCGC